TGCGCTTGTCGGCGCTACCGCAGCAGACGTTCGTGACACAATGGTTGAAGGCGAATCCGGTTTGCTTGCTATCTATCCGCCTGACCAACGACCACGCTACGAACCTTCCAAACGGCGCATTACCTTCCACAACGGCGCAACCGCCAGTGCGTACTCCGCTGACGAACCCGACCGACTGCGTGGACCAAACCATGACCTCGCTTGGGCGGACGAACTTGCTGCGTGGCGTTACCCTGACGCTTGGGACCAGTTAATGCTCGGCTTGCGTATCGGCGACCACCCACGTGCCGTCGTCACAACAACGCCAAGGCCAACACCGATCATTCAACGCCTAATGAAAGCAACCGACCGAAGCGTTGCGATCACACGAGGTTCAACATACGAAAACTCAGCGAACCTAGCCAACGACTTCCTTAACGAAATGAAACGCCGGTATGAAGGCACACGGCTTGGGCGTCAAGAACTACACGCCGAAATACTTGAGGACGTTGAAGGCGCTTTATGGCAGCGTGACAACATTGACCTCAACCGAGTTACCGGCGCACCACCGTTAAAACGAATCGTTGTCGCCATTGACCCTGCCGTTACCAATAACGAGGACAGCAACGAAACCGGTATTGTTATCGCCGGCATATGTCAAAACAATCAAGGCTGGCTGCTTGATGACCGGACGTTACGAGGTTCGCCAAGCGAATGGGCGCACGCAGCGATATCGGCGTACAACACTTTCAAAGCGGACTCGCTAGTCGCCGAAGCAAACCAAGGCGGTGACATGATTCGCCATTTGCTAAGAACCGTTGACGCACACGCACCGATCAAACTTGTTCACGCCTCACGAGGCAAACGCACCCGTGCTGAACCCGTTGCTGCGCTTTATGAACAAAACCGTATTCACCACGTCGGTTCTTTCCCGGTGCTTGAGGACCAGTTGTGTTCTTGGATACCGGATATCAGTTCATCACCTGACCGGCTTGACGCTTTGGTGTGGGCGTTTACTGATCTGATGGTTGACGGTGCTCGCCGTGCGCCCGTCGTTGCGCCGATAAGCCTTACTCAAACATCACATTGGAGAGTTTCGTGAACCCGTTAGCAAACAAAACCCTGCTATCCCAAAACAGCGAACTGCGAAAAGCCGGCGTCTATAACTGGACAATACCGGCTCACGCTGTACGCCTAAGCAACGGCGAACTGTTTAACGCCTGCCCTAACGCCGGTACTTGCGCCCGTGTCTGCTATGCGAAGTTCGGTACATACCGGTTCAGTAACGTCGCCGGACGCCACCTTGCAAACCTTGAGTACGTACTGTACGAACGGCACGCTTGGAAAACGCAGATGCTTGACGAGGTTGGCGGTAAACGCTTTATGCCGACAGGCCAACCGCACCTACTTGACCACGATCCAAACGACACCTACTTAGCGGACTGGATTCGGCGTGGCGGTAAAGCGGTACGTATCCACGACGCCGGCGACTTCTTTGACTCCGGTTACCTAACCGACTGGCTTGATATTGCTGAGCACCGAACACACGTTCTGTTTTACGCATACACAAAAGAGGTTGCGATGCTATTGAACGCCGGCGCTTTACCAGCGAACTTCCGTGTGGTGTTCTCGTACGGCGGACTTCAAGACGGTTTGATTGACCGAGACGCCCACCGGCACGCTGACGTATTCCCGACTGCTCAAGCCTTAACGGACGCCGGCTACTACAACCAAGAGGACAACGACCTCCTTGCTATCACCGCACCGTCAAACCGAATCGGTATTGTGGCCAACAATCTGCCTGTCGCCATTCGCCGGTTCAACGGCAAAGCAATGAGCGCCATGAATTTGCGTAACGAAGCGCCGACCAATACAACGCTCAATGCGCTACAGTAGCGCTGTGGATTCTGTCTCTCCCGATAACGAAGTCGCCAAAGCCAAGGCGTCATCAACCGACTTTATGGAAGTCGGCTCATCAGGTCTGCATCAAAACGCCGGCGTAATCCGTCAAGACTTCCTTCGCCAACTGCAAGGCAAACAAGCGTTCGCTGCCTACACCGAAATGTCCGACAACGACCCTGTTATCGGCGCAATGCTTCAAGCAATTGAAATGCTTATTCGTGGCGTTGACTGGTCGGTTGAACCTGCTGAAGAAAACAATGAGGCAGCAACCCGTGAAGCGGAGTTCATCGGTCAGTGCATAACCGACATGAGCGACAGTTGGCACGACACGCTCGCCAGCATTATTTCGTTCCTAGTTCACGGATACAGTTATCACGAACTCGTTTACAAATACCGGCGTGGCTATACGAACGACCCACGCACCCGTTCAAAGTACAACGATGGGCGTATCGCTTGGCGCAAACTGCCGGCACGCTCACAAGAAACTATTGAACGCTGGGAACTTGACGAGAACGGCGGTATTCAAGGCGCATACCAGCGTGACACCAGCGCACCCAACAAAGGTTTAGTGTTTATTCCTATCGCGAAAGCGTTGCTGTTCCGCACAACTGCGAAACTCAATAACCCTCAAGGACGTTCAATCCTCCGTAACGCTTACGTGCCTTGGTATTACAAGCGTCGTATCCAAGAAATTGAAGCGATCGGTATTGAGCGTGACCTCGCCGGTATGCCTGTTGCGCTAGTTCCGCCTCAAATGCTTTCCAATAACGCAACCAGTGATGAGCGTGCAGCACTAGACGCAATCAAACAGATCGTTCGGAACATTAAACGTGATGAGCAAGAAGGCATCGTGTTCCCGATGGCGTACGACCCGGATACGAAGCAGCCGGCGTACGAACTCAAACTGCTTTCTACTGGCGGACGCCGACAGTTTGATACTGACGCAATCATCGGACGTTACGATCAGCGCATAGCAATGACGGTACTCGCCGACTTCCTTCTGCTTGGCCACGAACAAGTTGGCTCGCAAGCGTTATCGGTCAGCAAGATTGAGTTGTTCATCAAGAGCCTTGACGCATACCTGTCCGAAATTGCTGAAGTGTTCAACCAGCACGCCATTCCTCGCTTGATGCGTTTGAACGGCGTCAATGAGGAACTGTCGCCAACCTTGAAGTACACGCCACCAAAGAACGTGGACATTGCAGCAATCGCAGCATACGTCACCGCACTAGCACAAGCCGGCGCACCGCTATTCCCCGACACCGACCTAGAAAACCATTTGCGTAATTTGGCTGGTTTGCCACAGGGTCAAGCCGAGCAGGTCTAAAATGACCGGCGTTGTCCGTGTCAGCAAAAAGCGCAGCGACCTTTGGGGACGTTTGCCGTTATTCAAAAGCAAAGCCGGCGAAACCGCTTACCGAGACACCGGCACTGAGACGCTCTCTAAGAACGAGAAAGCGCTTTCCGACGTAATCCTCCGAGCGAACGACTTGATACCAAGAGACGCAGCGCAGAGGCTCATAGACGGCGGAGATATCGCAACCTATAACCGTACGGTACTGAACGCTTTAGCGCCTCTCCAAGACGTCATTGAAACTTTGCTGCTCAAAGAACTTGTTGAGTCGGCGGTCATCACAACACGGGAAACCGTACAAAGCATTTCAAACCAGTACGCAGCAATAGGCAAAGCCGAATCGCTTACACCGCCGTTGCCTTCCAAGATCGTCATGCAACACACGTTTGACCAAACTGCACCGGGAGCGATCTCGTTCGCTAAGAAACAGTCCGCACAGTTAGTGACAAACATGGTTGAGTCGCAGCGTGAAGCGATACGCCAAGTTGTCGCACGTGCATACAAGGTTGGGCGGACGCCGGCACAACTACAAAGCGATCTTGTTGCAGCGTTAAAACTTGTAAACCCAACTACCGACCCAGCGAAGTCTTTAGCGACGCTGTTCGGAACTAACGTGAACGGTTTAACCACACGTTACGAACAAGCGGTTGCGACACGGGCAGAAAAGATAGCGAAAGACTTAGCCAAGAAAGGTATTACCGGCTCTAAGGCTGTAGAAAAAGTTAAGAAGGATACGCAGAAGTACGCTGACAAACTGCGTAAAGCAAGAGCACGCACTATCGCACGTACCGAAATGATGACGGCCAACAACGAAGGCAAACTTCAGTCGTTCCTTCAAATGGAAAAGAAAGGCATTATCTCTCCTAAGAACTCTCGCAAGCAGTGGTCAACGGGACGCTTTGACGTATGCAACATTTGCGCACCGCTTAACGGGCAACTACAACCATTAAACAAACCGTTCTCTACCGGACGCATGACACCGCCGGCGCACCCGAACTGTCGTTGCACAATGATGCTCGTTACCGACGTTAAGACGCACACACCTCCGCAACCTATTGGCGGTAACACGCCTGAGAATCCGCTTGGTTTTACTCCGGGAAAATTGACGGAGGCTGGCCAAACCGCTGCCGACACGCCCATCGTTATTGACGTCGTTCCGCAAACATCGGAAGTTATACCGGTATCTCTTGAACCGAGTATGTCAGCATCGGAAGCGCAAGCGTTAGCGGACGAAGCGTTAGGTGTTGGCGGTGAAGCATCAACAACTATTGCGACTACCGAAGCATTACCAATCACGTATCCGAAAAGTAATGGCGTCTGGTCTTATACGCATTACCCTGACGGAACGTCGTCAGTGCTTAACCCTTCGGACTCCAGCCTTGAATACTTATTGAACGATGACGGGACTGTTACTTTCATATCGCAGTCCGGCATACCGTCAACAATCAAACCGACTCCGAATTCGGCGCTTGGTGAAACTATTGACGCAATGACGCCGAACCCGTACAAACAAACGTCAATACAAATGGACTTCCCCGAAACCGACACCACGTATGCGTTCACTCACCAACCAGACGGCAAAACAATTATTCACGGTGGCGGTGGCGATTACATTCTTGATACCGACGGACAACTTTTCATGTACGACAAATGGGGAACAAAAGAATTATTGTTTCCGGCCAAAGGCTCAGGAATATCTGACACTGTTGACGTCATTTTAACTAAGCACCCGAACCCAACGCTCACTGTTGAACCGCCGGCGTTCGTTGATGTCACTCCTGTTAAACCAAAAGTCAACACGCCACCCGAAGGTGTAATCAAAGTACCTACCAACGGCAAAATAATGGAACACGAATATTGGCCAAACGGCGATGTTCACCTACACGACCCGTTCCAACCCGGAACAAGTTACTTGATAACGCCGGAAGGCAAAGTGTACCGATACGACGGTTTCATGTCAGAACAAATTGTTCCCACAAAAGGTTCGGGACTCGGAGTTTTGATTGAACATCTTAAGGAAACCGACAACCCGTTCATAGTCAAACCGGTTATTGACATTAACGTCGTCAGCAAAATACCGAAGGCTGACCAACAAGTCGTTTCAATCATTGACGCATACGGCGAACAGAAACAGATGTATCAACTGTCTGAAGGCATTTGGGAATATGAAACAAAAACAGGTTTCAAATACCGTTACTCCGAACGAACCGGAACTTGGTTTGAACAAGAATCCATCAACAACTTTGTTGACATGGAAGGAGGTTATCCCGGAGGCACTAAAGAACTAATTGACAAATTGAAGTCGCTAAAAACTTCAGGACAATTACTCAAACCAACCATCACACCGGTGGCGCCAGTTCAGTTAACGAATACGAATGTTGTCAAACTTCCGTTTGAAGGAATAGACGTTGAGTTCATTGAAGTCAGTCCGAACTCCGGCGTCTATCAAGTCAACTCAATAAAAAATAATCGTATCTATCAAAGCCGGCGTTGGGATAAGAACACGCAGGAATGGTCATACTTTGATAAAGAAACTGGCACGTGGCTTAAAGGTGTTGACGCTCTTGACGAGGATTATTGGGACGAGTTGGCTGTTGAGTTTGAGATGAACGGTTTTTCAAATACAACCGTTCAACTGAAACCGTCAGTAATTGAATTGCCGCAAGTTAAAACTCCTGTTGCGCCGGTTACGCCAACGCCGGCTGCTGCGCCGACTACGCCAACCGTTAAACCAACCGGACCAATCAAAGTCAAAGCAACTAAAGACTTACCGGAACATATTGTTGACGGCGACGTTATTCGCTACACAAACAACAACGGCAAAAAATTCATTATCAAAAAAGACGGAACTATTTTCCGTGAAGCCGACGACGGTTCTATCGGCGCTAAGTTCTTGCCAAACAAAGGTACGCCGTTACGCAAACTCGGCGATCATTACAGCAACAACCCTCAACTGTTTGACGACCCGTTGGCAACCGTAAACGTGACTGCGCCAACAGCACCGAAACCACAGAAAGGTCCGCCGAAGGTAACCGTCAAACTGCCCGATGGACCGGTAACACCAATACCTTCGCCGGCAACTCAAACAACAACTGGACCTTGGGACGTTCCTGATATCAAAGGTGGCTTGAAACTAGACGCACAAGCGTCAACCAAATTGGCTGGCCAAAACCCGAAGCGTGTCTATACGGACTCAACAGGTCAACAATACATATTCAAACCGCAGGAGCGTTGGCAAGCGGAACTTGAAGTAGCAACAAACAACGCAATGGAAATGCTCGGCGTACCGCACGCTGAAGTTGAACTCGTTACGATCAACGGACAAACCGGTTCGCTACATAAAGTGTTGTCCGAAGGCGGTCGTGTTGACAGCGTGAAGCCGGCGTTCGGTAACTCCGGCGTTTTTGACCCGACGAAACTTTCTGAGCAACAAGTTGAAGCGTTGCAACAAAACCAATTAGCCGACTGGATTATCGGCAACTACGACTCGCACACCGAACAATTCATTCGTTTAAGCAGCAGTAGCGATTCGGCGATAACGCCAATTGGTATTGACAAAGGGCAAGCGTTCAAACATCTCGGCAAAAATGCCGGCGATGACGCTGATGCTTTATGGAAGTTCTTAGAAAACGGTTCTCATTACAATCCAAACAAAAACGCTTCCACAAAGATGGCGTATCAAAAACTTTGGGACGACTTCACTGCCGGTAAAGGCGTCAACATTGTTAAGCCTTCCGAGTCCGGAAAGATTCAGTTACTACTAAAGCGTGTTGAAGGTATTACGCAGCGTGGCTCAGGCGAACATAAAGCGTTCGTTGACCTTTGGAAAAATTACGCCGACGAAGCGTTTAAGGCTGGCAAGTTACCGAAAGGTATGACGCCGGAAAAGTTTGTTGAGACGTTAATGAAACGGCTTGATGATCTAGCAGCCAAGGTGGCTAAGCAAGAGGAACTGCTTGTTGGAACCGACGCATGGAAATTGAAGAACGGTATTTCCATTAAGATACAAACACCTGAGACGGCGAGCATTGACCCGACGTTGCTCGCTAGGGAATACAAGTTCCGCAGTGAACAGTATTTTGATAACCAATACGGCAGCAAAGTTTCGGGCTTACCGGCTGACCAGCAAGTTGCTCTAAAGAGTTATTCGGGTAGTGGTTATGTTGAGATCAACAGGTCGCTTAGAGATAACGTACTTGAGTCTGATTCTGTTTCAAGAAAGATTAAAAAGATTGACGCTGCTATGAGCAATTCGGTGCTGACCGAGGACGTCAAGGTTGTGCGTCGTGCTCAAAGTTGGACAGACGCAAACGGTTCAGAAGTCAAACTTAAAAACGCTGTCGGAAAAGTCATTATCCACGACAACTTCGTTTCAACGACGGCAAAGTCAAGCGGAGTTTTTGCTGGCGAAACTCTTGAGTTGAGTGTTCCTGCCGGTACTCGTGCCGTTTGGCTTAAACCAATTTCTCATCACGCACGAGAAGAAGAACTGCTTATTGACCGAGGATACCGAATCCTTATTACTGGCCAGCGTGTAGAAAACAACGTGACTATTTACGAAGGCGTAGTGATCCCCGACGATGTTGCTAGTACCGCAATACCTAAGTACGTTAAGAAACCGGTTCCTACTTGATCGTATTTAATGGTATGATTACTTATGTCTAATACTGAACAAGATAAGCCTTATTCCGCTGACGAAAAGTTCAGTGAAGGCGCTGTCGTTATCTTTGAACCGAAACAAGAAATTGTTTCCCTACCCGACAACTTCCCTTGCGATTGCGCAATATACGAAAAAGAAAACAAAAAACTCGGAATCCTGTTTGCGTCAAATAACAATGCTGCCGGTTTCGTGCCGTTCAAAAGCGCCGGCGGTTTAGGTGAACAAGCCAAGATGATGTGGCAACTAGAAATTATTGAGATGAACCTAATGGCGCAGAACGACAATAGAACTTTCAATTCGGTTGAATGGTTCAATAACGAACTTGAACGGTACAGCAATACGCTCGGCACGCACCTTTATCGTACTGAACGCAAAATGACGTACGAAAACATACGACTGTACGCAAAAATTAACTGACGTCAATTGCGTTAACTGTCAGCGTGGTATTGTTAAAGCGTGGTTGCCGTACCTTCGTATATTTCTAGCAACGCTCGTCAAGGTATCAAGTTACTTGAGTACGCCGGCGACGGGCTTAAAGCACAAACGATTAGCGAGGCACGTGACCTCGCTTCCGGTTCAGCGACGCCGAACAAAGTTATGCGAATGGCTGCTTGGCTTGCTCGTCACGAGTCCGATCTGAAGTCCCCCGACGCAAAGGCATACCTGAACGGCGCTAGTGATAAACCGACTGCTGGCCAAGTTGCTTGGTTACTTTGGGGAGGCGACATTAGCAACGTGAATCAAGATCGTGCTAAGGCTTGGGCAGAGAAAGAACGTGACCGACTTATTGAAGATGGCAAACTTTCTAAAGCGGAATACGATTACGTAAGCGCTAACCGAACCGGCGCAACGTCTGATACTGTGACGGTGATGTATCCGATGATGACTCCGCCAGCAAACGAACCTCAGCCGGTTGACTTGGTTACGGCTATGCAAGAAATGCTTGCCAACGTATTGGTTTTTTACGCTTCGGCGCATCGTGCTCACTGGAACGTGACCGGCCAAGACTTCTTACAATACCATTCATTGTTCGCTGATATCTACGACGACGTGTACGGTTCGGTTGACCCGTTTGCGGAGAATATTCGCAAGATCAAAGGTCGTCCGTTAAACCTTACGGAGATGGTTAACACAGCAATGTTCGCTGACGATTCGCAAACTAGCGACGCTTACGAATTGGCTGCTGATCTCTTCGCCAAGAACACAAAGGTCGTCAGTATGCTCAAAATGCTTTTTGAAGTCGCTGAAGAAAATGAAGAACAAGGCATCGCAAACTTTATTG